AAAATGTGAACAACTTGCACAATGGCTAGAGCTTGCAGCCAAAATGGCAGGCGAATATTACCACCTAAGATGCCCTATCGCAGCAGAAGCTAAGATAGGTAGTACTTGGGCTGACGTACACTAAACCACCATGAACATACTAATAGATGCAGACTTCATAGTATATAAATGCTGTGCAGCCTGTGAAACAGAGATAGACTACGGGGAAGACGTTATATTTGTTACATCTAACTTTAGTGATGCTTACAAAGCAGTTACAACAGAGATTAGCAAGATAACTTCTCACTTTGGCGGATTTGCCGAACCAATACTCTTCTTTTCAGACACCAAAAATTTTAGGAAAAAAATTTCCCCAGATTACAAAGGTCATCGAAACCGTAAGAAGCCCTGTGGTTACAAACGTGTAATATCTAACCTAAAGATACAATACAACGTTATAATAATGAAAGAGTTGGAAGCAGATGATGCCATGGGTATCTACGCTACACAACACCCCGGCAATGTTATTGTCTCACCTGACAAAGACATGAGACAGATACCCGGCAAACTATATGACCTCGAAACCTCTAAAGATATCACCGCTGAAGAGGGTGCTAAGTGGCACTTGATACAAACACTAGCTGGCGATCAGACTGATGGCTACAGTGGAGTACCGGGCATCGGAGTCAAGAGAGCAGAAACTCTGTTCAATAAAGAAGGCTACAACTGGTCAACAGTTGTGAAAGCATTTACTGATAAAGGACTGACCGAAGACGACGCCCTTTTGAATGCAAGGCTAGCCAGAATACTTACCATAGATGACTATGATACCAAAGAACAAACACCCAAACTCTGGACGCCCCAAGAAGCCTTTGCTATTAACAATGGAGCAACAGTTCAAGATGAGAGTGATTGAAGATAACTTACGTAAACATTATGATAAGAAGGAGGACGTTGTGACCGTCTTCCTTGCTTTACAAAGACAAAACTTCGCATTAACAAATGCACTCAAAGACTTAATAGAAAACAGTATTATTATTTAAAATGCCAGAACTAATCTCCCGCACTGGACGGGTACAGTCTTGGATCGACGATCCGGAATCAAGACTTCCCGTATCATGCACGACCTTCGTTGTTGAAGACAGCATGGAAGGTCCAAACGGCATCGAAGCTAGCTGGAGGTTCGCAAGTCATGCACTAAGATTTGGTGCTGGCTGTGCAATCCACCTGTCTAAGCTAAGACCAGCCGGACACGAAAATGACAAAGGACTTGTGGCTACTGGCCCAGTCAGCTTTGGCAAAATATATTCAGCTCTAAATGAAACTCTGAGAAGAGGTGGAGCTTACAAAAATGGTGCTATTGTATTGCACCTCGACCTATGCCACCCAGATGCGGTGGACTTTATTACAGCTTCCAGATCAGAACTGCCTTGGGTCAAGCGTTGCATCGACATTGACGATGACATGTGGAAGTTTGCAGAACAAGACGTTAAGGACGCACTTATTTATGGAATCAAATCAGGAGACATCTGGCTCAACAAAATCAAACACGACCCCAATACCGGGGAGCGTATCTATGGGAACGTCTGCCTTGAAGTATACTTGCCCTCACGTGGAACTTGCTTGTTACAGCATGTCAATCTCGGTTCCTGTACACTCGACAACCTACAAGAGGCTTTCGTATCAGGCATGTCCGAGTTGTGCGATCTCCATAGTAGGACAGGCGTTGGAGAATCTGGAGAATACCTTGCCCCAGAAGTCGACAGACAAGTTGGGCTCGGAGTGCTCGGTCTTGCAAACTTCCTCAGAAGATACAACATCAGCTACAAAGACTTCGGAGAAGCCCTCCGCCTTGTCAACAGAGGATATAGTGCAACCAACGAAGCCGGTATGGCGGCTACTGCCTTGGACAGAGCGATTTTTGAAGCGGCACAAGTAGCACACAATAACAATATGGTAAGGGCGTTTGCTATTGCACCCACTGCCAGCTGTAGCTATCGCAGTAGAGACCTAGACGGCTTTACATGCACACCCGAGATAGCACCACCAATAGCAAGAATGGTTGACAGAGATTCCGGCGAGTTCGGAGTAGAAAGAGTCAACTATGGTAACGTTGAGATAGCAAGTGAAGTAGGATGGGACGCATACAAGCGTGTAGCAGACGAAATCATGACGATGCTCGATAGGACAGGATTGCTTCATGGCTACAGCTTCAACAGTTGGAGTGATGTAGTTGTATATAATGAAGCATTTATAGAGGAGTGGCTTGAAAGTCCACAGACCTCTCTATATTATTCTCTCCAAGTAATGGGTGATGTACAAGACAAGTCTGATGCCTATGCTGCATTAGCTGATACTGACATTGACAGTTACTTACAGGGAATCATAGATCAAGATACAACTATTGAATGTGACTGCCAACAATGAACCCCTACATAAAATTACAAAACAGAAAAAGAACATGGACACCAGTCCAACCCACCAAAGGAGTATTAAAAGAAGGTGCTGAAGAAACCATCAAGCGTGCACTCGCAATACGTCATATGGAGCTACCAGTTGGAGAATTTATTTCTCAGGGACTGGAGAAAGAAGTCCCGGAAGCAGCGAGGACACTTCTTGAGTCAAACGTACAAGATGAGATTAAACATGATCTCGCTCTGGGCTTCATTGTTGACGCCCATGGGGCTGATCTCAAGTCTGAGCTTGAAGCAAAGAGGTTAAGAGATGCTTGGATTGCACACCCTGACCACACTATCACAAAGGCACTCGTTGCAGAGCGAGCTATATTCTTTGTTCTACTACCTATGTTTCGCTTTCTTGGTGATGCTGCTCTCAGAACAGTATCAGCTGATATATCCAGAGATGAACAGATACACGTTGCGACAAATAGTCTCGTATGTACTGAGCTGGGTCTTGTTCCTAGCACTTCTTTGGATAAGCTTCGGAAGGCAACTATACAATGGGTACTACAACCCCTAGCAGAGAACCACACTGATAAATATTTAGCGAAAAAATTTTGGCTGGATGCGAGCGATCAGTTAATGTATCAGGGCAAAGCCCCACAATTCTCAGACACAAAGGCAGCTCGTATGCCAGCATTTTTTGAACATGCAAACACCAACCTCCCACAATATGCTTGAGGCCATCATTGGTCCAACCATAGGCTCTATACAGATAGAGCTAGAGGAAAACTTCCCACCCGTAAACCCACATCCAAAGCAGAGCATCGGCGAAGTCATGTACTTAGCCGGTCAACGCTCTGTTGTTGAATGGTATAACAAACGTATAAACAAGGAAGACAATGGCTAGAAGAGGACGCTCAAGACGCTCAAGACGCTCAAGACGTAGAACATCGAGAGCTAGAACTAGTAGGAGAAGAAATACGAGAACTGCTCAAAGTAGAAGAGCTGCTAACAGAGCAGCAGCAAGATCAAGAGCACAGGCAGCAGCTAGAAAAAGAGTAGCAGCACGTAAGGCAGCTGGTAGAAAGCCCTCTGGTGCAAACAGAGCAGCAAACAGAGCAGCAGCTAGAGCAAGAGCACAGGCAGCAGCTAGAAAAAGAATTGCTCAAAAGAGAACCATCGCTCAGACTAAAGCCAGAAATGAACAAAGAATGAGAGAGGCAGCAGCTGAACGAAACAGAAAGTTCAAAGCTGAGAGAGCAGCAGCAGCTAAGAGAAGAGCAGATGCGGCAGCAGCTAAGAGGAAATCAGATGCAGCAGCAGCTAAGAGAAGATCTGACGCAGCAGCATCCAAGAGAAGAGCTGAACAAGCGGCAGCAGTAAGAAGAAAGGCACAAGAGGCAGCTAAAGTAGAGAAACCTACAGGTAATCCAAACGTAATGAGTGCTGACGGTACGTTTAACAGACCCGGACCCGGCGGTCCAGAGCCAGAGTCTGACTACACATCTTATAAGCCCGGTAGTTTCTACAACTTGTCAGACACTAATCTCAATATGACTAATGCTTTGCGTAGTACACGTAATTTAATTACAGCTCCGGCAAGAGCTTTAGGCATTAACAATCGTTTGACTAACAGGTTAATACCAAAGAGTAACGAAGCAATACAAGATGCAAGAGATCAACGTGGACCTAGACCAACTCTAACTAGAAGAAGAAGTGGTGGAGGTGGTGGAGCATCTAGAATAGCACAGCAAGTAGCTGCTCAAGCAATACAACCAGAAATAGCACCAACTATAGGACAGCCTATCGAAGAGACAGGTGCAGCTCCTACCGTAACTGGTGGTGGAGCTGAAGACTTGACACGTATACAAAATCAAGCATATAACACACAACTAACTAGCAGTCTAGCTGGTATGTTTGGTGGACAAGGTTCTGTAGGTTATATACCACAGGGCGATCAAGCATTGTCACCAACACTACGAGCTGGTAGATCTAGAGGACGTAGAAGAGTTAGACTCTTTGGTGCACGTCGTAGAAGAGGTGGAACTGGAGATCAGTTCTCAAGAGCAGGCGATAGAATAGCGAAGCTAACAAATCTTAACATATAACAATGACAGCAAAATCTAGGTATGATAATTTATCCAGTGATCGTTCCCAGTTTCTAACAGAAGCAGAAGACGCTACTAAACTTACCTTGCCATACCTCATACGTGGTCACGAAGACTACCAGAAAGGTATGAAACAGCTGAAAACTCCATGGCAAAGTGTGGGAGCAAAGGGTGTAGTAGCCCTAGCTTCCAAGCTTTCCCTTAGTCTAGTCCCACCCCAGACTAGCTTCTTCAAGCTACAGCTAGATGAGTCTCAGCTCGGTGAAGAGTTTGGTCCGGAAATAAAATCAGAACTTGACCTGTCCTTTGCAAAGATAGAACGTACCATCCTTGATGCTATCGCAGCATCAGATGATCGTGTAGTAATACACCAAGCATTACAGCATCTAGTTGTAGGTGGTAATGCTCTTATCTTCATGGGCAAACAGGGACTGAAACTATATCCTCTGAATCGCTTTGTTGTAGAACGAGACGGCAACGGCAACGTGACTGAAATTATCACTAAAGAAAGAATCGACAGTGATCTTGTACCTAACTATACCCCATCAACAAAACAGGATGTGGTAGATGGCGAAGACACTGACAATGAAGTTGATGTCTATACACATGTCAGACGTGATAACAACAGGTTTATCTGGCATCAAGAAGTAGACAATAAAAAGATACCCGGCACAGATAGTAAAGCACCAGTCGATGCAACACCATGGCTACCGCTACGATTTAATACAGTAGATGGAGAAGCATATGGTAGAGGCAGAGTAGGACAGTTTATAGGTGATCTCAAGTCTCTCGAGGCTTTATCACAAGCTATAGTAGAAGGTAGTGCAGCAGCCGCTAAGGTTGTATTTACTGTATCACCATCTAGTACTACAAAACCACAGACGCTAGCAGCAGCTGGCAACGGAGCTATCGTACAAGGTAGACCCGACGACATAGGTGTAATACAAGTCGGTAAAACAGCTGACTTTGCTACGGCATTGCAGCACATGCAGACTCTCGAGAAGCGGTTGAACGAAGCGTTCCTGATTCTGTCAGTCAGACAGTCAGAAAGAACCACAGCTGAAGAGGTACGCATGACACAGATGGAACTAGAACAACAGCTGGGTGGGCTCTTCGGATTGCTCACAGTTGAGTTCTTAGTACCATACCTCAACAGAAAGCTGAGTGTATTCCAGAAGACAGGTGAGATACCACGTATACCAAAAGGTATGGTCAAGCCTATCATCGTAGCTGGTATTAATCAACTTGGTAGAGGACAAGATGTACAGGCACTCGGTCAGTTTTTACAGACCATAGCACAGACTATGGGACCAGAAGCCATAGCTACATATATAAACCCAGAAGAGGTTGTAAAACGACTTGCAGCTGCACAAGGTATAGATGTACTAAATCTTGTGAAGACTATGCAAGAAGTACAAGAAGCAGATCAGCAGGCACAACAACAACAAGCTGAGATGGAAGCAATCAAAGCTACCCCCGGTATCATGAAAGCTCCAATGCTAGACCCTTCTAAGAATCCACAACTAGCAGAACAACCACCACAATAATATGGCAGAAACACTAACATTTGAGAATCAGACAGAGGTTACATCAGTTGATAACCTCTCTGCTGAAGAGCAAGATTCTCTTAAAGTTGGCGAGCAGATGCAAGAAGCTCAAGACAATCTACTAGCAGGCAAGTATAAAAATGCTGAAGAGCTAGAGCAAGGATACATTGAGTTGCAGAAGAAGCTTGGTCAGCAAGAAGATACCGCAGAAGAAGCGGAAGAAGAAACAGCAGAGTCAGAGTCAGATGAAGATGAAGATGTAGAAATTAATCTACTTGACGAGCTGTGGGAATATGAAGCTAACAACGAAGAGTTCCACGAAGAAGCATTAGAAGAACTCAAAGGTATGGACCCAGTAGAACTAGCTAAGATGCACATTGAGTATCGTAAGCAAGTTGAGACTGGTGAGACAGGAGGCAAAGACTTCTCTGAGCAAGACATTACAGAACTTAAAGGTATTGTTGGCGGAGAAGAGAACTATACTAACATGATACAGTGGGCACAAGGTGCACTGAATGAAACAGAGGTAAATATGTTCGACGCTGTGATGGCTAAAGGAGACCCACTCTCAGCTTTCTTTGCAGTCAGAGCTTTAGCCTACGCATACAATGACTCCATAGGATACGAAGGAAACATGGTACAAGGCAAAGCACCTAAACAAAGTAACGATCAGTTCCGTAGCCAAGCAGAAGTTGTAGCAGCTATGGGCGACCCACGCTATGAGAATGATCCAGCATATCGTAGGGACATCATGCAGAAATTAGAAAGATCACCAAACGTCAAATTTTAGGAGAACAACTATGCCAATGGGAAAAGGAACTTACGGAAGTAAGAAAGGTAGACCACCAGCTAAAAACAAAGGTCTATCTAAGCTACCTAAAGCTGTACAGAAAAAGATACTGAAGAAGAAGTAATGGCACAACTGGGAATCAGAGATAAAGATTATCGACCTAATCAATACATCAACCCAATGTTAATCAGCCAAGGAAAGGAGCCTGCCATGGGTTATGGACCTTACAAAATATTTGATAAGAATAACCCAGAGCATCCTGACTACAAAGCTGACGAGGATGATGACGATGACATACAACTATCTTTACCGATAGACTATGTGTCCTTACCTCAAGATGGTAAGATACCTACTAGACTATTCTACAACCGACCATACAAGAATCCTGAGATGTTTATAAAAGATAAACAGATGATTGAGGATGCTAAAGAAAGGTTTAAAGGTCTTACCGGAATTGATTTAGCACACAATAGAAAAGATCACGACCACTCGCCTGATTTCCAGTTACCTGATGGTCGTGATTACTACCAACTTCCTAACCATGAGATGATGATACCTGTTGACCCTAGTGGTGAACCGATACCTGAGCTTATGAATGAAGAAATGTTGATAAGCATGGGAGGTCCAGAGCTAGGAGGTACAGGTAGAAAGCTCACACTGAGTGAGTATCGAGACGCTACTGACAATGCGTTTAGCAATCTTATGAACAGCGACATGACAGACAAAGACTTTGAAGATTTTCTTGAGATCAAGAAAAGAGCTAGACGTCAAATGTTCGATGGAGTATAATGGCAGTAAAGAAAAAGAACGTCTCCCTTAGAATCGGCGTACACAAGAGCCGTAAGGGAGGTCTCACAGCAGCCGGTAGAAAAAAATACAATCGGGCTACCGGCTCCAACCTCAAGGC